GAAGAGGCTAAAAAAGCAGGATGGAAGTCTGGTGTTATGAACATCTAAACTGAAATTTAGTAAAGGAGATTCGAAATGTGTGATTTTTGCGAGAAATATATAAATGTAAGTTGCAAACATGGGATTATTAGGCTAGGAGCGGAGAATTATATGCTTTTCTGCAACAGCGAAAACGAGCCGATGGGAGCAATAAAAATAAAAATCTGCCCGCTGTGCGGCAGAGAATTGACGGACAAAAAGTAAAGGAGAAGATAATGGGAGGAATCATACAAATACTTTTATTGACATCTGCAGCTTTCTTTGCTGGTAGGGCTTCTGAACAGGAAAAGTTATGCGGATTAATGTCAGAATTTTTCTCAGATGAAAGAGTCAAGATTGATTTAACTAAGCATTCAAAAGATTTTTACGATGGCATCATTTATCTGGGTGATTATATTTACAAGCGAGTGAAATGAAATCCTTGATAAAACAAAATGTACTGCACCGGGATAAATCCACGAATACAGAACATTTGTTCCATTCAAACAAATAATACCATGACTTGAAATATCTGTCAATGGTCACTGTTACATAAAAACAGCGGTACACCCACCGACCAAAGATATCATCTACCGCTCAACTGCTTACCAGTATCATAAAATATGATTACCTGGCAGGCAATAGAAAGAGGTACACTTATGACGAAAAATGACCTGATTAATGAAGTTGCCTATGAACTGGACGATTTTTTAAGCAAGGAACAGATTGACCGCATGAAAATCACCTTGTATGTAAAACTGCAGGACTTTGAGCTGGTAGAGAGTAAACAATTGCCGGTTGTCGTAGATCACGATAACGAATGGCTGATGCAGAGATACTGCGTCGATGGAGTAGCGGAAGGACTGCATAAAGGCACAATTCGCAGCTATATCGGTATCATCAGTAAGTTTTTTAACCATGTTGGCAAAAATTACAAAGCAATTACTGCACAGGATATCACAGATTACCTTGCTATCAGGAGTTACCGGGATCATATCAGCCAAAATTATAAGTCCACCATATACCGGTATCTCTGCACGTTCTTCGGCTGGGCATTCCGTAAACAGCACATCCAGCATAATATCATTGACGGTGTGAATCGTGTGAAGCAGGTGAAAAAGAAGAAGGTGCGCCTGACGGATGAAGAGGTTGAAACTATCCGTTATGCATTACAGACACCCAAGGAAAAGGCATTGTTTGAGTTGATGATCTGCACAGGAATGCGAGTAGGCGAGATCTCCGCTTTGAATGTGTCAGATATTGATTTAGTGCACAGGCAGGTATCAATCTATGCCGAGAAGACAGACACCTACCGCACCGGAATGCTTACACCGGTAGCGGTCATGGCATTAAGAAATTATATCGGGGACAGACCGGGAACAGATCCGTTATTTTTGGCAGATAGAGCACCATATAACCGGATGCGCACATACGGTATCGAAAAGCTGGCTAAAGAAATAGCTGTCCGGGGAGGAGTAACCAGGATCACAGCCACGGTGCATGTGTATCGTAAGACATTTGCAAGCGTATTATACCGTAAGACGGGTGATGTATTGCTGGTGAGTAAATTGCTGGGCCATGCAAAGCCTGACATGACGGTCCAGTACTATCTTGTGGATGATATAGAGGAGATGCAGCACAAATACAATAGAGTAGCATAATAGGAGAATGGCTTATGATTTGACAAAAACGAAGTAATATGCTATATTCTAATCAGTCTCACAGCGTAGATGGTCGTTGTGATGGTTCCGCTGCCGATTCTGGCGGGCACGGGTTGAAATAGTTTTTCTGTTTCAAAATAGAAGAGAGAGGATAAAACCTCTCTCTTGCTTTTTTATAACACCATTTCTGCAATTCCAACCAATTTCCCGGTAGGTCTTCCGATTTCATCTCCATTGTTATAAATTCTTACAAATAACTTTTTGTTTTTGGAATCAGATATTAACTCATGGTCTGTATAAATAACTCTTCCAAATTCTATGCCTTTTGTTCCGTCTTGCAAATTAACAATATGCACGGTTTCCGAATCGTAAATAATAATGTTTATTTCGTCTGGCTCTGCTCTGCCTGTGTAAGGATTACAATAAATGCAATTGCTTCCATCCTCCATGTAACATAAATACATTTTTGCTAATTCTTTCATAATTTCCACATTTTAACCTTTCGTTTGTAAATTTGCTTCAATGCAATCAATGATAAATTGATTTAGGCTCTTCCCTGATGCTTCCGCAGCGGATCTGTACTCCTCTTTCTTTCCTTTCGGAATACGAATCCTGATTTCATCCAGTGTTGACAGATATTTTTTTGCATATCCAAGTTGCTTTTGCGATACTGCCATGTCATCAACTCCTTTCAATGAGTATAATAGCACATTCCTATTGCTATGGGAACATAAGTGTATTATAACATCATAAGGAACAGCAAATAAGTCATAACAAAGGAGAATTGATATGAAATATAATGTAAAATTTAGCTGCGGACATGTTCAAGAAAAGGAACTTTTCGGGAAAAGCGAAGAAAGAGAGAAAAAAATAGCATATTTTGAAAAATATGGTCTTTGCCATGAATGTTACTTAGAGCAAAAAGATAAAGAAAACTCTATTGGGTGCAAAGCAGTTGAAATGTCTTACATTCAATATAAGCAGGAATGCCCTGATTGCAAAACCAAGCGTGGAAGCTATAATGGTGATACAAAAACCATAATAGTATATATTCCATATGACAAATTGAACGATGAAATTGATTATGATTACAGAACCGAATGTGCAAAAAGAGTACGAGAAAGAAAATATGTAAATGATAGTCTCGGCAAGGCAGGTTTTTGTTTTGACTGCAGACACATAGAAATGGATACGGAAGATATTAATAAATTGTGGGATAAAATGAAAGTAATCATTGCTGATGGAAAAGAATATAAGACATACGAATAAAAAAGGGAGAGCATAACACTCTCCCTATTTTTCTGCAATCATTCTGTTAATCTCCTGGCAGTCCTCCTGCGCTTGCTGATAGAGCGTGTAAGCTGTGTCGGCTTTTATTGCGGATCCTGCCTTTTCTGCTAGAATCCGATAGTCATTCATTTTCTGAGCGCATCCATACTGCGCATACTCAAGTAATTTCTGTTTTTCCATATTGTTCTCCTTTGGTGGTCGGTTATCTGTTGCAATAAAATCATAGGTCTTTTTGTCGGATAATGTCAAAAGGTTTTCAGCGCAACTTCCGACTATTATTTTAAATATGTGCTGTCAAGTGAAAAATAACGGTTGTTGTTGAAAAGTAATAACGTATGTTATATAATTGATGTATAATAGATTGTTTATGGAGTAGCTTATGCAGATTATCGAAAAGAATATCAAAGAATTAATTCCATATGAGAAGAACCCACGGAAGAATGATAAATCCGTGGATAAAGTTGCGCAGAGTATTGACCAGTTTGGATTCCGTGTGCCTGTGGTGATTGACAAGGACAATGTCATCGTCTGCGGACATACCCGGTACAAGGCGGCACAGAAGCTGCACCTTGCATCTGTACCGTGCGTGGTGGCTGATGACTTGACGGATGAGCAGATAAAGGCATACAGACTGGCAGATAACAATGTGGGTGAGGATTCTGAGTGGGATATGGACTTACTACACGGAGAACTTGCGGATATTATCGACATTGACATGACAGATTTTGGATTTGATGTTCCTAATTTGGAAGAAGAGCCGGAAGAACATGAGTATTACGGTGCAGAGCGTGAGCGCACGTTTGAAGCGTACAATTTGTACGATGTGGATGGTGGAAGACTGACGGATTACTGGCAGATGCCGGTGCTAAAGAAGTGCAAACACATCCCCACTGACATGTTAAGTTTTAATTATGCCAAGACTTCTCAGGCATTTGAAAAAGGTATTCACTTTTACATTGATGATTACCAGTTTGAGCGGATATGGAATGCCCCACATGATTACATGGACATTCTTAAGCAATTCGACTGTGTCCTGACACCGGATTTTTCTTTGTATACCGAGATGCCACTGCCGATGCAGATGTGGAATGTATACCGCAGTAAGCTGATAGGGCAGATTATGCAGGACTACGGAATGAATGTGATACCTACACTGCAATGGTGCGGGGAAAACTCCTTCGACTTTGCTTTTGACGGAATAGAACCGGGTGGTACGGTGTCTGTATCCACTATCGGGGTAAAGCGTGACGAGGAAGCAAGTAAGATATGGGTAGCCGGAATGGATGCGGCTATGGAGCGGTTGAAACCATCAGCAGTAGTTGTGTATGGCGGTGACATTGGATATGATTTTGGTAATTGCAAGGTGGTCTATATTAAGAACCACAACGCAGAAAGGATAAGCCATGAGGTATAATTTGCAATTATTTGGTGGCAGGGGTGCCAGCGCGGGGACTGGTAACAGCCCTTTGGAGCGTAATGCGAAGCCGAGACAGATAGAGACCCAGTATAGAAGACCTTCTGTAAGTATGCGTGGAATAACTGGCTATAAAGACGAAATCCTTGAAGCTAAAGCTGATAAATATGGCAATGTCACTTTTGAATATGCCACTCCCAAAGAAAGGGAAAAGCTGGCAAAGACCAACAAGACAGAATATGTAACTTATGAAGTATCCCACGGAGCCATAAACGGTGAGATATTCGGAGTGAATCTTGATAAAGCCAACTCTGTATCCGGGCAGACTTATAATCTGCGGGAAGAACTTAAGAAGAAAGGTTTCAAGTGGGATGGCAAGAAAAAGGCATGGGTTAAATAAGGGGTGAGTAACTATTGACACGAGAGCAGAACTTAATACCGGGCGGATATAAGCTATCAGTAGAAGAACAGTCGATGGGCGGTAAGCGGTCGGGAGAGGTCAGAAGACAGAAAAAGACCATGTCTGCTCTTGCAACGATGATGGTCAATGCACAGCTTCAAGGCAAGACCAAAGATACTATTAAAAAGCAATTCGGCTTGTCTGATGACGATGATATTACCATTGCCAGTGCCATGATGGCGGGGCAGATGCAGTCCGCCATGAAAGGTGACAGCAAGGCTTTTAATGCTATCTCTGCTCTTATCAAAGAGCAGGAAGACAAAGAAGCCAAAGCAGAAGCAGAACGCATTGCAAAGCTTAATCAGCATTACCATTTAGACCTTGACATGATCCCCGACAGCTTCCATGCGGTGATCCGTGACATCCGCAACGAGAAGCACCAGGAATATGTATTCAAGGGTGGACGAGGTGGTACAAAGTCCTCTGACATTGCACAGATCATCATTGAGTTGATGAGAAACAACCATGATGTCCATGCTGTGGTATGTCGTAAGGTTGGCAACACTCTGAAAGATTCCGTATACAGTAAGATCAAGTGGGCTATTGGAAAGCAGGGATTCACGGAGGAATTTGATGCACACAAGTCACCACTGGAGATCACTCTCAAAGCCACTGGCCAGAAGATATACTTCCGTGGTGCAGACGAGCCGGAGAAGATTAAGTCTATCTCCCCGGAGTTTGGATATATTGCTATCCTGTGGTTTGAGGAACTGGACCAGTTCGCAGGACCCGAAGAAATCCGTAACATCACCCAGTCTGCCATCCGTGGCGGTGACAAAGCGTGGATATTTAAGTCATTCAATCCACCCAAGACTGCGAATAACTGGGCGAATAAATATGTCTTAGAGCCAAAGGACAATATGATTGTGCACCACTCCACCTACTTAGACGTGCCCCCGGAATGGTTGGGACAGCCATTTATTGACGAAGCGGAGCATCTGAAAGAGGTAAACCCGGATGCATACGAACATGAGTACCTTGGAATTGCAAACGGTAACGGTGGCAACGTGTTTGAATATTTGGAGATCAGGGAGATCACAGATGAAGAGATTCGCACGTTTGATAGAATCTATCAGGGACAGGACTGGGGATGGTTCCCGAATCAGGCAGCGTTCATTCGGCTGGCATACAATCCGGCGCAGGAATGCATATACATGATAGACGAGCATTATGTCAACAAGACCACGAATGCAGACAATGCAAAGTGGATCATTGACAAAGGGTACAATGATTATGCGATCACTTGTGATTCTGCGGAGAAAAAATCTACTAACGATTACAAAGATGCAGGTCTCCCTGCCAAGAATGCAATCAAAGGGCCTGGATCTGTGGAATACGGAATGAAGTGGCTGCAAGGGCGCAAGATTGTAATTGACCCACGAAGGACACCGAATGCATACAAGGAATTTACGGAATATGAATACGATCGGGATAAGGACGGAGAAATAATCAGCGGTTATCCCGATGAGAATAACCATTTGATAGATGCAACGAGATATGCTCTTGAAAGATTCTGCAACAAGCGAGGTACGAGCGCATAATGGGACTGATTCAGACTATAAAAGGATGGGTAAATATGCTGTTAAAGAGAAAAGCGGAAGATGAATTCCTGGTGGATGCCATCAACACAGATAAGATGGACAAATTTATCAGGCAGTGTGTGCAGATTTATCAGGGTAAACCGGAATGGTTGGATGAAAAAGACCATGTCAAGACTATCAACTTTGCGAAGTCTATCTGCTCCGAGGTTGCACGACTGGCCACTCTTGCCATCGGAATCACGGTTGATGGCTCTGCGCGGGCAGACTGGTTGCAACAGCAGATTGAGAATGTGTATTTTAATCTCCGGCACTGGGTAGAATACGGCTGCGTGTACGGCACAGTGATCCTTAAGCCAAACGGCACAGGAATTGACCTGTTCACACCGGACAGATTCTTGGTGACGAAATGCGTAAATGATAAAATAACTGGTGTTATCTTCTACTTTTCCGAAAAAGTTAAAAAAGATCTGTGGTACACCCGACTGGAATATCACAGATTTGCCGATGATGGCTCTTATATGATTGACAACGTGTGCTATGAGGGAAAAAGCAAGGATGATACATACAAAAAGGTTGATATCTCCGAGACACCGTGGAATGGATTGCTTGAAAGTGCTGTGATAGGTGGGATAGAACAGCCTTTGTATGGTGTTCTGCGCACTCCGCAGGCGAATAACATTGACATCAGCAGTCCTCTGTCCATGCCTGTCTTCGCGGAAGCCATCGAGGAACTGAAAGACCTTGATATTGCTTACAGCCGAAACAGCAAGGAGATCGTGGACAGCAAGCGCACAGTGTTGATGGATGCTGACAAACTGTTCCCGTTCCAGGCTTCAGAGCTGTTTAGACTTGATCCCACCATTGCCGCAGGCAGGATGAAAGAAAAGATGGGGATGCCGGATTATGTCAAGGTGGTAGAGGGCAACGGATCAGATGACTTCTACCAGGAGATCAATCCCACACTGCAGACACAGACCCGACTGGATGGTATCAATGCTATTCTGTCACAGATCGGCTATAAGATTGGATTCAGCAATGGATATTTCGTATTCAATCAGAAAACTGGCATGGTTACCGCCACGCAGGTAGAATCAGATGACCGCAGGACAATCCAGTTTATCAAGGATGTCCGGGACAAATTAGAGGACTGTTTGGATGATACCATCTATGCACTGGATGTGATGGCTACGCTTTACGGATTGGCTCCGGCCGGAACATATGAAGTGACATACGACTTCGGAGACATTACATACAACCGAGAAGAAGACCGCCTACGGTGGTGGCAATATGTTCAAGCGGGCAAAGTCCCGGCATGGATGTTTTTTGTGAAATTTGAGGGAATGAGCGAGGAAGAAGCCAAAGCTATGGTGAATGAAGCCCAGCCCAAGGAAGAAATGCTGTTTCCAGAGTAACTTGATTGCTCTTTTACCATTTTGGCATGATAGAACACAAATAACTTATCATCTTCTGCATTTGCGCTGACCGAGAAGTGAGAGAATAAGCGGTTATAGCCTCCTTTCTAAAAAAATCCTAAAGGGGTGATAGAGTGGCACATGACAAGAATTACTATGCATCAGAATTTCATAAATACTCTATCCACCGGACGGAAAAGGGTATTCGGATAGATATTAACTTCCAGCCATTGGGAGCGGCTCTTGACCGGGCACAGCTTGCGCTGGACAACCAGGTATGGGACGATATGAAACGGCATATGCCGCGGAGAGACGGGGAGTTGATCCGTAGAACCAACGCTCTGAATGAAGTGTCTGCCGGATCAGGTGAAGTCCATGTGTATGACCCTACTCTGCCGTATGCGCATTATATGTACATGGGTGAGAAATACATTGACCCGGTGTGGCGGGTTGGTGGCTTTTACGGTATCTTGCCAGATAAAGAAGGACAATGGTGGAGCCGCAAGGGTGTAACAAAGATCCCAAGTGGAGAACCGCTGAACTATACAAACCCTGAAGCAATCTCCTTGTGGGATGTGGAAGCTATTGAGAGATACGGTGATGACTGGGTGGAAGTAGTCAGACGGGTATTAGAGGGGAGTGACTTGAATAATTGATAACTCCTGAATATTTGAATGAGGTGATCCAAGGGGTAGAACTGGCGGTCAATCGTTTGAACAACCAGTTACTGAAAGAGGTTGTAAAAAAGATCGTAGAAGCCTTTTACACTGGTAAAGACATATTGATGCCGTCTACCATCCATAAATTGCATCAAATTGTGCAGAGCGGATACACATTTGACGAGATCCGCAAGACCATAGAGGATGCATTGCCGGACATATCCTCAGAGATCCATAAGGCATTTTTAGAATCTGCTAACACCATAGCAGCATACAACTATGAATTTTCAAAATTAATGATCCATGAGTACAACATCAACCGGGAGATGCCGGAATATACTTTCGAGAACATTCCGCGGTCTGCCAAGGACCTGAACATGACCCGTATGGAAATCATGAAGTTGGAAAACGCATACAAGCGCACGAACGGCACTGTCAGAAATCTGACCAAGACCACTGCTGTATCTGTGCAGAATGAATACGTGCAAGCCTGTGATGATATTTACATGAAAGCGCAGGCAGGAGTGCCAGTACAGCAAGCTGTTAATGATGTTGTTGGAGACCTTGCCAAACGTGGGATTACAACAGTAGAATATGGCACAGGGCACACGGACAAGATTGACACAGCTATTGCAAGGTCGGTCCGCACTGGAATCAACCAGGCAAACAGCGAGATCATTCTTACCCGCTGCTCAGAAATGGGAATCCAGTATGTCAAAGTCAGTCAGCATTTGGGAGCGAGAGTTACCAAGCATGATGACTACACAAACCATTCATGGTGGCAAGGCAAGATTTATTCCCTTGACTGGACAAAAGATGTGCTCATTAAAAACATGGCATCTGTGCCATTGCAAGACAAGGAATTTGGCTATTTGCAAGAATTGAAGCAGAAACTCATGGTAGAAAAGAAATATAACTACCCTGACTTTGTGGAGACTTGCGGATACGGCCAGATTGAGGGAATCATCGGTATAAACTGCCGGCATACGTTTCAGATGTGGCTCCCGGGAGTTAATATCAACCATGATGATCCGATTGACCCGAAAAAGAATGAGGAGCGGTACCGGCATGAGCAAGAACAGCGGGCAATGGAGCGAAGTATACGCAGAATGAAAGGTGAGCGGAAGGCTCTGCAGCAGATTCCGCGGAACGAGGACACGGATGCAAAGATTGCACTGTTGACAGAAAAAATAAAGAAAGCTGTCGAAAAGTATCAGGAACATTGCAAAAAATACGGTCTGCCATATTATTCCGACAGACTGGGAATAGGGGTGATATGATGTACACGTATTATAATCCGAATCCGAACGGAGCCACGGTCGGTGACTGCGTTGTCCGGGCACTGTGCAAGTCTTTTTGTATGGACTGGGACAAGTGCTTTTCGGAGCTGGTCGCATATGCCTACTGGCTGAAGGATATGCCATCTGCCAACCGTGTATGGGGTAAACTGCTTGCAGACAAGGGATATCACCGTAAAATCTGTGATTGTGACTGCACAGTAGCGGAATTTGCCGAAGAGCACACGGACGGTATTTATGTCCTTGCATTGCAAGGCCATGTTGTCTGCGTGATTGACGGTGTGTACTATGATTCGTGGGATTCCGGGCGGGAAGTACCATTGTATTACTGGCAGAAAAAATTATAAAGGGGATACAAAAGATGACAGTTAAAGAGGTGTTAGACTTGATGAACAGCTATAGTGGATTAACGACAATCGCTGTGGTTGTTCTTGCAAGCTTGTTAGAGGTTTCTAAAATCAAAATTAATCCGTGGTCATGGATTGGCGGTCTTTTAAACAAAAATGTTATGTGCAAGGTGGATAAGATTGAAAAAAACCTTGCCGATGTCGAAAGAAAAGTGGGAGAAAGCACTGCTGTGTCATCGAGATACAGAATCCTGCGGTTTGATGATGAATTGTTGCACGAAGTAAAGCACACGAAAGAGCATTTTGACCAGATTCTGTATGATATAGATGTGTATGAAACATATTGCAACGATCACCCGGATTTTAAGAACAACCTAGCTGTCATGGCAATCAAGCATATTAAAAACGTCTACCAAAAATGCAGCCGCGATAATTTGTTTCTGTAAAAGGGGATAAAAATTGAAAATCTGTGAATTTACAATGCCGGAGATAAGATATCTGCTGGCAGAATGTAATTTTACAGAGGATGAGCGCACACTGTTTGACATGCGGTGCGTGGATGTACCACTGGAAGAATGTGCAGAGCGCATGAATGTGTCTCTCAGTACTGCCAATAGGCTAAATAAGCGAATAAAAGAAAAGATATGGAGGATTAAAAGTGGCAAAATTTAAGAAAAAACCAGTAGTTATTGAAGCATTTAGATTAAACGAAAGGGGTCTTGTTGGAGAAGATTGGTTCTGGGATGCTGTTACGAAAAATGATATTATTACGCACTATTTTGGAAAATACCATCCAGAACCTGCATGGTGCGAAATAAAAACGCTTGAAGGAATTATGGTTGCTAAATGTGGTGATTATATCATAAGAGGCATAAATGGCGAAATTTATCCATGCAAAGCAGATATATTTGAGAAAACATATGATTATGTATCTGAATAATACATGACACTTTTTAGAGAGTTTACCGAAATGGTAGGCTCTTTTTTTATACCTTAAAATCAAAGTATGAAAAAAGGTTATAGCAATCTCTATTTATCCACGGATGATAGGGATATCATGGACGAACTGAATAGACTGGAGGAAAAGAACAATGCCGTATCCGCAGAACCCTTACATGAATTATCAGACCGGCTATCAGCCACAGGCTTTACCGACTATGCAATCGCAAGCATCCTATCCTGCTCCCTCATCTAATGGGATTAACTGGGTGTCGGGGGAAAGCGGTGCGAAGTCATGGATCGTTGGCAGAGGGGAATCCGTATTGCTGATGGACAGCGAGAGCCAGTGCTTTTACCTCAAATCAGCAGATGCAAGCGGTATGCCGTTACCACTACGGGTATTTGATTACACAGAGCGCACGCAGACCGCTCCACAAGGCTCACAGACCGTCTTAAATCAATCCAATGATAATTTTATCACACGGAACGAATTTGACGATTTGAAGGCAAAATATGAGGAGTTGGAAAGACAAATGAAATCTTCCAGCAAGCCAGCTGTCAGAAAGAAAGAGGTGACAGAGAATGAGTAACCCTTTATTCAATCAGCTTAATCAGAACAGCCCTATGTCTATGGTACAGCAGTTTAATCAATTCCGACAGCAGATGCAGGGAGTTAATCCTCAAAACATGGTAATGGATATGCTCCGGTCGGGAAAAATAAATCAGCAACAGCTTAACCAAGCACAGCAGAAGGCACAGCAGATGCAATATTTACTACGGCAATAAGTCGGGTCGACACGGCTTTAAGCAAATAAATCATAATCGGAGGAGATTATAATGACAGACGGATTATCAGCAAGTGATGTTGCTCTCTTACAGGGTAACAGAAACAGTAACGATGATGGTATGTGGGGCGGTAACGGTGCATGGTGGATCGTATTGTTCCTGATCTTCGGTTGGGGCAGAAATGGCTTCGGCTTTGGCGGTGGTTCTGGATCCGCAACAGACGGATACATTCTGACTTCCGACTTCGCCAACATCGAGCGCAAAATTGATAGTGTCAACACCGGGATGTGTGATGGCTTTTACACACAGGCACAGCTTATCAATGGTGTAAACAACAACATCTTAACACAGGGCAATGCTACCAATGTGGCACTGATGCAGGGATTCAACGGTTTGCAGACTCAGATCGCAGATTGTTGCTGCCAGAACCGCTATGATGCACTGCAGAACGCTAACACCACCAACAATGCGATTCAGAGTGGCTTCTGCCAGACGAATTTCAATAACTCTAACAACACTAGAGATATTATCGAAAGTCAGAACGCAGGAACCCGTGCAATCCTTGAAGCAATCCAGGCTAACAAGGTTGAGGCTCTTAATCAGCGTATTGCTGAGCAGAATCAGCAGATCAATTCCTTACAGCTTGCGGCATCTCAGAGCGCACAGAACCAGTACCTTGTAAACCAGTTGAGACCCAGTCCTACACCTGCATACGTGGTACAGAACCCGTACTGTTGCTGTGGACAGACTTATGCCGGGTATTATAACGGTACCACAATTGCATAGCGAGTAATCGGAGCGTAAGGCTTATTCGGGAATAGGGTATGCCTGCGGGTATGCCCTTTTTCTGACAGAAAGAGGTGAACAATATGTTTTTAGGACGAGTAACAGGATGGACTTCTGTAGTTGGTCAGTATATCCCTTTTCAAACTGTAAAAAATACCAACAGTAAAATCACAAACAGCAACGGTCTTTTATCTCTGCGGACTGGTGGACTGTGGGACATTGATGCCGCACTTACACTGTCCGGGGTTGCCGGGGATGTGGTTGTATCGGTACTGGCAGACGGTGTTGCTACCGGCACGACAGTAACATCCACCACCACCGCAGCGGGATTTGTGACGGTGCCGGTTGTAGATGCAATAAGAACCGTACTGGCGCAGTATCCCAATGTTGCAAATGTCGGCTTGCAGATTGATACTGCCGGTGTGACAGTAAGCGGCACTCTGCGTGTCGAGAATGTGAGGTGAGCATGATGAGACATGACAAGATGTTAGATGTAATTTGCGAGGAAATCGACAAGATTGCGGACAAGGGGTTGACCACTGGAAATCTTGATACCGCATTCAAGCTGATTGATATGTACAAAGATCTCAAGACTGTTGAGGGCATGGAAGAGTACGATGATGACCGATACAGTCAGTCAAGAGGACGGATGAGAGCCAAGAGAGACAGCATGGGAAGGTATTCTCGCAGATACGATGATGGTAACTCATATGATGACGGTGATTACTCTGAGAGAAGATACATGGACAGCAAGCGGATGTACAGAAATGACCATTCTATGGCCAGTAAGCAGAGTATGCTTGCCGATCTTGAGGACTTCATGGGAGATATGCATAACAAGCTGAAAGAACTTAAGCGTGATGCTGATACTCCAGAAGAACGTGAGACCATCGACAAGTACATTAAGATGCTTGAAAGAATGTAAAATCAGAAGAGGGCAGGTAAAACTGCTCTCTTTTTATGAAAAATAACATGTGATATAAAAACACTAGATATTTAATATTTACATAAAATAACAAGTGTGATAAAATTAAATCGCAGGCAACCATATATTCATTCAGACCTCTCCTAAAGGCGAAAGCCCTGCGTGATAGTTTAATGGCAAAAACTGCACTGTGGAAATGGTGCAATATCGGTTCGATTCCGGTTCATGCGGTTTGGTCGGCAGACCTAAAATGACAAGCATACACAACAACATGGTCGATGGTTACAGACCTAAAACAACCTAATATGGAGGATTGTATGAAAACAGAGGAATTAAAAGCACAGGGATTAACTCAGGATCAGATCAATTTTGTCATGGCTGAGAACGGCAAGGATATCGACAAGATTCAGAAGAAACTTGACGATATGACCGTGGAGCGTGACAAGGAAAAAAGCAGGGCAGATACCGCGGAAGAGACCTTAAAAGGTTTTGACGGGGTTGATGTTGATACGCTGAAAAAGTCCATTGCGGACTGGAAGAAAAAGGCAGAAGATGCAGAGAAAGATTATAAGCAGAAGATTGCTGACAGAGATTTTGATGATTTGCTGAAAGAAGCTATCAAATCTGCCAACGGTCTGAATGAAAAGGCTATCATGGGATGCCTTGACATTCCCACTCTGAAAGCATCCAAAAATCAGAAATCTGATATTGAAAGTGCTATTAAGGCTCTGTCAGAAGCTGAGGACAGCAAGATGCTGTTTAAGGCAGAGAACATTGTTACTCCCCATTTTACAAGTGTAAATAAGGGAGGTAACAACGGCAGCGGTATCAAGTCCAAAGAAGATATCTATGCCACAGATCCTAAGACTGGAAGATTTATTTACGGTACAGCGGAAAGACAGAAATTAATTGCTGAAAACCCGCAGCTTTTCCAGTAAATCAATAACCGGTTCGCAATTTGAGCGGATCGCTAACCATCAAAAACTATTGGAGGTATTTTTATGGCAAACATTACGACAGCCGCAGAAGACAACCTGATTAAAAGCGAAAACCTTGTCACTGTTCGTCAGATTGATTTTGTTTCTCGTTTTGGCTATTCCATCAAAAAGCTGATGGAGCTGCTGGGAATTATGAGACTGATTCCTAAGCAGGCAGGAACAATGCTTAAGAGACATACTGTAACTGGTACCCTGCAGGACGGTACTGTTCCTGAGGGTGAAATCATTCCTCTGTCTAAGTATAGCACGGTTGATACCCCTATTGGAGAGATTGTTCTTGGAAAATGGAGAAAAGCCACTACCGCAGAAGCTATTTTGGATAAGGGGTATGAGCAGGCACACAATGAGACGACAGAAAAGATGCTCCAGGACATTCAGTCCGGCATCAGAAAAAATATTATTACATCCCTTACTATTGCTGGACAGCCCACTGCTACTGGTGTGGGAGCGCAGGCAGCTTTTGCTGATGCGTGGGGCAAACTTCAGAACATTTACGAAAATGACAATGTAGAAACTGTATTTTTCGTAAATGCGGAAGATGTCGCTGATTACCTTGGCAAGGCAAATATTACTGTACAGACTGCTTTTGGTTTCAATTATGTCGAGAATTTCCTGGGTCTTGGAACCGTGATCATGAACAGTAGTATTACCAAGAACACCTTTTTTGCCACTGCAAAAGAGAACATCGTAGGTTACTATGTTCCTGCCAACGAAAGTGATCTTGCAAAGGCATTCGCTTTCTACTCTGACGAAACTGGATTTATTGCGGTCCATGAATACGCAGATTACGACAGGCTGACCGCTGATGACACTGTTTTATCTGGAATTAAGATTTTCGCAGATAATGACAAGGGTGTCATCAAGGGAACCATTACGCAGGCAGCAGCGGCAAGCCTGGGGGAATAACAGGCTATAGCTTAAGCAGATACACAGCCGAAGATCTGAATGGCATGACGGTTGCTGAAATCAGATCTTTGGCTGATGAGTTGGGCTATAGCATAACAAAGACAAAGAAAGCAGACATTATTGACGAGTTTTTGGCACAACAGAGGTAAATCAGTATGTATGTAGACTATGAGTTTTACAAAACTTTATACGGCACCACTGTTGATGAGACGGTTTTCAATCGGCTCATTTGGAACGCTGAAAAGCTTGTCAAGAATGCTGTGACGGGTGTTGATGGTAGATGCAAGTTGGATTTTGCATTCCCGGATGCGGCATACGATGCCGAAGCAGTAAAACGCTGTGAATGTGCTTTGGTGAACATCATGGCAAAGATTGAAAAGGCAGAAACAGAAGCAGAGGGCAATAAGACGGTGAAATCCGTATCGGCAGGAAACGAAAGTATATCTTATGATACTGGCAGTGGTCTGATAGGCAAGGTCTTGTCAGACAAATCTGCACAAGCAAGATTATATGCGGATACCATCAACGAATACCTGAGAGGTACAAAAGACAAAAACGGAGTAAATCTTCTGTTTGGTGGAGCATATCCATTCTATTATACGGAGGTGTAACATGGAAATTGCAATTACAAGCATTGCACAGCTATTAACTATTATCGGGATACTGGCATTCCTTGTGTCCTTAATTACCCAGGTGTTCAAGGGTGTAAGTTTTCTATCCAAGATTCCGACCGACATTCTTGTGTTTGTCCTTTCCATTGGACTGACTGTGGTTGTATTTATCGCATATATGCAGTACATCCGGCAGGCTATCTTATGGTACATGATCCTTGCAGCCATCATTGCCGGATTTATCGTGGCATTTGTGGCTATGTACGGTTGGGAGAAATTCTCGGAACTGTGGAAAAGATTTAATAAAGAAGAGTAAAGAGGTAGGGTGCTATGTATTCCGATACAGTAACGATTTTCAACCGATATGAGAGCCGTTTGGGGGATATGTGGTACCCTACTGTTTTGCATGATGTAAATGTCATGGCGGACCGTTCTGCCATCGTCCAGAAGTACGGGGAAGAGTCCAAGGACAATGTGGTTCTGAATGTTCGATACGATGTAGGAGATATGATTTCCGGGAAAAGCTATCTTACTCCAAAAGCATGGGACACGCAGACAAATGATCTTCTGCCACAGACAATCACATTTACACCGGGTGAGAAATTCGATTTCTTTTATGTGGGGGAATGGACGGAGGATCCCATTGCGGATGATGACTATGAGAACGGATTTTACGATTACATGAACAGCACCTATGACGGTGTGTATGCCGTAACTTCCGTGTCAAAACTGGGAGTTATACCACATTTTGAGATCACGGGAAAGTAGGTGGATTATGGCAGATAAAAAAGAAGAAGTAAGATATGATCTTGACGGGCAAGAAGTTGTCACTACTGCTCTGATGGATCTTATCAACCAGTATCCGGGGCTGTCCCCGGGGGATTCCATCGAATACGCTACACTGGGGGATTCCAAGGGGAAAGCGGTGTTCCCGTCAACCGGGAGCGCAATCCGACAGGAAAAGACGGATGTGACTGGTCATGTGGAGCAGACCTGTGATTACCCATTCATCGTGGTTTACCGGGCAAGCGGACTGTCAGAGAGTCGCAAGGCAAAGGTCAAGGAGTGGCTTGATAACCTTGGCAGATGGCTTGAGCGTCAGACCATAACAGTAAATGATGCAGAGTATCGGTTGGAAGAATATCCGAGTCTTACGGGGGATAGGGAGTTTAAGCAGATACAGAGAGTAAGTCCGTCATATCTTGATTCTATCAACGAGGACAAGGCGGAGAATTGGATCATTAACATCACAGCAACTTATAAAAATGAATTTGACTTGTAGAAGTCAACCGGGCGGCAATATGGAAGCCGCTCGCTAACCTAATCACTCAAACAGTTATAGGTAGGAGGTTATTTTTTATGAAATTAAAGCGAGAAGCACACGCACTTTATACGAAACCGGCAAGCGGTACTCTTTCCCAGGCATATTACTTACTGGGAAAAGGCATTGATGACATGAGCGTAGAAATGAATGGCTCTTTTGAGCAGACCAGAGATGTCACCGGTGACGTTTCTGTTAGCGATACGGGGTATTCTCCCCAGGTCAGTGTCGAGCCGTATCACGCGGATCCGACAGATTCCATTTACGAATTTTTGAAAGATATTGCCATGAACCGCAAGTCTGGTGATGACTGCAAGGTAAAAATCCTTGAGGTACTGATTGACAAGACGGATGAGGGAAGTGGATACGATGCATGGGAAGAGGACGGCAAGGTGGAGATCACTTCTTATGGTGGTGATACTTCCGGACTTGGTATCAACTTTAACCTTTGGTATGACGGCAACCGCACCAAGGGAACCGCAACCATTGCTGCTAAGGTGCCTACATTCACAGCGGGTTAATAAGAAAGAGAGGATGAAATAATATGGGAAAAATCGTAGTTGATAGAGGACTTGAACATTACACCATCGAGGACAAGAACGGAACCGTGCTCGGTAAGTTTGAAATGAATCCTGCGGATTTGGAACTGGTCAAGCGTTATGAGCACGTAGCTGAAGCAGTGAGCCATATCGCAGACAATGTGGATGAGCGCAAGGATATCGTGGACATTGTGAAAGAAATGGAAGAAGAACTGGATAAGCAGATTGACTATCTGTTCAATTCTAACGTATCGCAGAATTTCTTCTCCATCACATCCCCATTTACCGTTTTGGCCAACGGTGAGTTTTTCGTGGAAAACGTGCTCAATGCCATCGGCAAGCTGATTGAAGCGGAGACCGGCAAACGTTTTGAAAAGGTGCAGACCAAAATTGGCAAGTATACCAGTAAGTACCACAAGTGAGGTTTGGAATGAATATATGGGAATTGCCTACATCCGTGACAGCAAACGGACATGAATATCCTATCAGAACAGATTATAGGGCGGTGTTGGATGTGCTGACCGCCCTATCTGACAAGGATATGACCGGGGATACACCGGCAGAGACAAATTACATCCAAAGTGAGATCATACGGCAGATCATGTTTGAGGATCCAGACAGCATACCTGACGAGGATTTGGAAGATGCATTCAAAGGTGTGGCGGAATTTATCGACATGGGTGTTGAAAAGACAGATAGACCAAGTCCGCGGGTTATGGACTGGGAGCAGGATGCAACACTGATCATCCCTGCAATAAACCGTGTGGTTGGTAGAGAGATCCGTGCGGACAAATATATGCACTGGTGGACATTTCTGTCAGCGTACATGGAGATAGGCGAGTGTACTTTTACTCATATCCTATCAATCCGGCAGAAAAGAGCCACCGGGAAGAAATTGGAAAAGTGGGAGCAGGATTACATCCGGGACAACAAGGATGTTGTACTGCTTAAGGATAAATTGACAGAGCAGGAAAAGCGGGAGCGTGAGGAAGATGAAAAAGCCCTCAAGGAACTGCTCGGATAGGCGGTGCGTGTGGCAAATAAAGTTGTAATTGATACAGAGATTAACGTTGTCGATGCAAAAAAAGAAATTAAATCCTTGGAATCTGATCTGAAAAAATTAGAAGCAGAAAAGAAAAGGACAGATGATACATTTGCCACTTATGAAGAAATGGGAATTGCACCGCATCAAAGTGAAATTAAGAAATACGATGAACTTATTGCGAAGATAAAGGAAGCAAAGAACCGAATTGCAGAACTTCAGGCAAGTATCGCAGAATCCAAAAATGTAAGGACCGGTGCAGAGGATAAAGCACAACAGATAGAAAAAATAAAGACTGCATCTGACAGAGCATCAAAATCCATCCGCAAAATGGGTGATTCTGCCAAAAAGAGCAAGGCTGGGTTCAATATTGGTCTGAAATCCATTCTGAAATATGCATTCGGAATCCGCAGTCTGTTTGTACTGATAAATAAACTGCGCTCTGCGATGGTTGAGGGCTTAAAGAACCTTGCTCAATTCAATGATGGGGTAAATCCTACCAACACGGCATTGAGCAACCTTAAATCGGCTCTCACGCAGTTAAAGAATAGCTTCGCTGTTGCATTTTCACCGATTCTGACGGTAATAGAACCGATTCTGACAAGGCTTATCAGCTTGTTGAGCACTGCCATGAATTATGTCGGGCAGTTTTTTGCGGCACTGACCGGAGCAAGTACCTTTACAAAGGCTATCAAGGTGCAAGAGAACTATGCAAAGAGCCTTAACGGGACCGCGGCGGCGGCAAAGAAAGCAAAAGGATCATTAGCAAGTATTGATGAACTGAATAACCAGTCCAAGCAGGACAACAGCGGTGCAGGCGGTACGGTGTCTCCCAACGATATGTTTGAGGTTGCACCGATTGAGAGTAAGATTGCGGGATTGGCAAGCAAACTGAAATCCATCCTTGATCCGATAAAAGAAAGTCTGCAGAACTGGTTCAAGAATATTGATTTCCAACCGCTGATTGACAGCTTTGAGAAATTGAAAACAGCAATCGAGCCATTAACGGATAATATCGGAAAAGGCCTTTTGTGGCTACTTGAGAACGTTTTAGAGCCGCTCGGTAGTTTCGTAATTGAAGATGCACTACCGGCATTTTTTAATCTGTTGGCCAGTGCAGTAGAAGCTTGTAATAAGGCATTTGAAGTGATTTCCCCGTATCTGAATGAGATATGGAACGAAGTGTTTGCCCCGTTTGCAGCATTCCTCGGAGAGACCTTTGTTGGAATATTGAACGATGTGTCTCAGTTTTTCTCCGAAATGGGAGATATGTTCGTTGAGAAATCGGAAGAAATCGGAACTATATTTGAGTTTCTGAAAACCGTATTGGACCTTGTATCGATAAAATGGAAGGTATGCATCCAGGCTATGTCTGGACAGTTAAAGCCTTTTCTTACAATGGTTAAAAACATTATATCTCATGTAATTGATATTTTAAGCGGTTTGATCAAGTTTATCACTGGAGTATTTACCGGAAATTGGAAGCAGGCATGGGAAGGTGTGAAAGATGTCCTTAAGGGCATTCTTAATGTCATCATTGATATAGTTGAGGGAAACATTAACAGAATCATCGGTGCGCTGAATGCAATTAGTTTTGACATCCCCGATATAGTGCCCGGCATTGGTGGAAAGCATATCGGATTTAACATCACACCAGTATCACTGCCCCGTCTTGCAACCGGTACGGTTGTTCCCAGGCAGTCAAGAGAGTTTGCAGCTATACTGGGTGACAACAACAGAGAGACCGAAGTGGTGTCTCCTCTGTCAACCATGAAACAAGCTATGGTTGAAGCATTGCAAGAGAGTGGATATTACCGGCAAGGCGAGAGCGGAGATATTGTTATAAACATTGACGGTTGGGAAGTGTTCCGCGTTGTAAAGAAGCAGAACGACAGCTATATTCAACGCACCGGAAGAAGTGCATTTCAGTATTAAGGAGGTGTATGTAAGTTATGTATTCCGGTTTTTTATTAAAAATAGGCAATGAAATATTCAATATGAAGTATATAAAAGAAAAAACATACAAGGGATATGTTTCTGTTCAGGACCTTGACTCATATCGAGATGCAAATGGTTTATTGCATAGGGAAGCTCTTTCCCATGTACCTATCAAGTGCGAGTTTGAAACTATCCCGTTAAATAATGAACAATATGAACAAATCATGGATATGATCCGTAGAAACTATATCAATGAATTGGAAAGAAAAGTTACAATTACCGCTTTTATATTGGAATATAACGGATATGTAACGCAGGATGCGTATATGGCAGAACCGCAACCTCAGATACAAACTATAAAAGATAACAAAATACAATATGCACCATTAAGAATTGCATTTATAGGATATTGATATGATTAATTACGAATATGAATCATTATTTCTTAAAAATTCCATAAAGAGAGAAATGTATATTGAATTCAATGGCGGTACACTCGACAATACAGATTTGCACTGCGAGGAATGGTCTTTGAAAGAGGGACTTTGTTCGGAAAACGAATTACGTTTTGGATGTTGTGAAGCATCTGAACTGAAATTTCGTGTAACAAATTCCGTCAGCAGTTTAAAAAACAAAAAACTTAGTGTTTTTTCTATTTTGGGAGGACATTCTGAAAAACCATTCCAATATGGTTATTATAATGTAATATCTGATGAAAAATCTGGAGATAGAAAATATAGAGACATCACAGCTTATGACAAAATGTACGACGTTGCAAATGCCGACGTATCTGCATGGTACAACAGTTTAGCGTTTCCTTTATCATTATTAAATTTTCGAAACAGTTTTTGCGAATATTTAGGTATTGATTCTGAGACAATTAGTCTTGTAAACGATTCAATGCTAGTTGAAAAAACTATAAAGCCAAGTGAATTGTCAGGTAAAAAAGTATTAGAAGCAATTTGTGAAATAAACGGATGTTTTGGACATTTTGGTAGAAATGGAAAACTTCAGTACATAATTTTGCAGATGATGAGCCAGGGATTGTATCCCCAAAAAGGGTTATATCCTCAAAAAGGGTTATATCCTCAGTCTAACACAAATGTCACAAAAGTTCCGGGCAACAGTTACATATCTTGCCAATACGAAGATTATATATGCAAAAAAATTGATAAATTACAAATTCGACAGACTGAAAGTGATATTGGTGCAATATCCGGTACTGGAAATAACTGCTATATTATTGAAAACAATTTTTTGGTATATGGAAAATCTGCAAAAGAGTTGCAGATCATAGCAGACAATGTCCTTAGTATTATTTACGGAATATGGTACAGACCGGCAAAAATTACAGCGCAAGGAAACCCTTGTATAGAAGTCGGTGACGGAATCAGAGTAAATACAAAAACAGATTTAGTTTACACGTATGTAATGCAAAGAACCTTAAATGGTATTCAGAAATTGCAAGACAGTTATTTTAGCGAAGGTAAAGAATACCGTACCAAAAAGGTAAATGGTTATGAATATGATATTAAGCAATTACTTGGAAAAACAAATGAGTTAGAACGTACTGTTGAGGAAACACGATCTGAGATTAAAGATGTAGAAAGCGGACTGGATACAAAGATTACACAGACAGCTGGAAAGATTGAACTTGAATCAACCCGTGCGCAAGGAGTAGAAACAGATCTGGCGGCGGCAATTTCTGTTCAAGCCGACCAAATCAAGTTGAAAGTTTCCAAAGGTGATGTCAGTTCGCAGTTGAGCGTTGAGAGTGGACAAGTAAGCATTTCCGGTAATCGGTTTGTATTGGACTCCACGAACTTTTCTATTTCTTATGATGGAAAAGTCACTGCGAAAAGCATTGATATAACCGGAGGAACTATCAATTTACAATCAGCATCACAAGATTATAGTACGATTGTGTTAAATTACAGTAATTACACGTTGGGTATGGACGGAGCAGGAATAAGAGCAAGTCGTAGTTCTGATTCGACTATACTTACAGCAAGTGGAATTACAACTACTGGAAGTTTGAAAGCTAAGAATTTGTATGTTGATAACATAAATACGCAAAGTGTCACAAGCGGTACTATTAGCATAGGAAACAATGTAAAAATATCCGGTGATACTGAACTTGCAATAGGGCACACACACAAAATCAATGGAACTCTTAATATAGATGTTAACGGACTATCAATTAATGCCCCTGCTTTGAATATAACATCTACTGGTGGAATAAGTGTAGGGAAATCGCTTGGATATTTAGGTTTTTTTGGAATACAAGGTTCTACCAAGAAAACTGTAAGCAAAATATCGTCTACCAGTACAACAGCAGCTTCTACGGTTGCAAACAAAGTAAATGACCTTATAACAGCATTGCAAGCGTATGGATTGATAGGATAGGAGAAGCAGCATGAATAGTTTAGAAATCAGAGAATTTGAACAGTCTATTGTAAATTTTTTCAACGAATGTGGTCTTCCAATAGAAATTAAGCGGCTCATTGTGAATGATATTGCTGGTCAGATTAACAGAGCCGCAGATAATCAAATCAATGTAGAGTTGGCAGAAAGAAACAGAGAAAAAGAAAGTGAGGTATCTGCAGATGGCGCTGAATAAGGTTTATACCAGAATTAACTGGGAAAATTACCCAAGTGAAAACACAGACATTGATGAAATAAATCTTAATAAAATGGATTCTGCCATTAATTCGTTGGACAACCGTATCATATCACAGGATGCTTTAAAAGTAGACAAGTCTGCAATAAACGGAAACATTGCAGCCTGGACTATGGATGAAACAACCGGTGTTATTACTATTACAAAATACAACGGTGAAAAGGTTATTTTTGACCTCAATATTGAAAAAATACCTGTCGGCTTTTCCATGTCTGATGACGGAATTATTACCATGACTACAGAAGATGGAACACAGTTTACAGCTGATATTGGTTCTATGATTCCTGTGTTGACATTTGAAGATTCTTCAACTATAGCTGTCTCCGTGACTGGTACTGGAAAGAATAAGACTTATTCTTTTTCAATCAAAACAGGATCAGTAACAGATGCTATGCTGCAGCCTAATTATTTAGCAGATATTAGAGTAGAATCCGCAAATGCATCTGCTTATGCGCAATCCGCAAATGCAAAATCTGTATTGGCTGAATCTTATGCCGTAGGTGGAACCGGAACAAGAGAAGGAGAAGATACAGATAACGCAAAGTATTATATGGAGCAGGCAAAACAGCAAACAGGAGGTATACCTACAAAAGTTAGCGAATTAGAAAATGATGCTGGATACATTACAAAAAAAGTTTCTGATTTGACAAATTATTATGACAAAAACACTGTTGATAAAAAAATAGATGCAATTCCCAAAACAGATTTGGCAAACTATTTGACCAAAACTGGTGATGGTAGTAATTTGACTGTGGCGTTTGAAGAAGCAACAAATTTAGAGGAATTAACGACAGGAGAAAAGTTATCATCTATTTTTGGAAAACTTAAACTGGCTGTAAAAAACCTTAAATCACTCATAAGCCTTATCGGAACTACCGATATTTCGACTATTGGTGACGGTACTATCACTGGGGGATTAAGTGATGTAAATGGCAAGTTACAAGTTATATCCATCAGCCCTAATATCACCGCACCGGCAAATGCATATACATACTGTGACGTACAGATTCCTGATGGATATAGGGTTTACGGTGTTAATACTTTGAATAATTCATTGGCTATTCAAGCTACACCGAGTGAGTTTTCAAATGTCAAAAGGGTGACCTTTTATAATGCATACTCAGAAGACATCCACATAGGACCAATTGATATGCTTATTTATAAAAAGTAATAATATCGATTATTTTCTTTTTCGATAAGTTAGTCGATCCTATCAATTTGCACACACATACCGTTGTCTCCAAGTATTCTGATAACAGAATCTTTAGGCGCAAAAAATATTGTTTTAAACTGAACGTAATTTTGAACATCAATAGGGTTAGCTCTAAATGATGCAACAGCTATACCGTTTACATATGCATGTCCCCATCCATAGCCATTTGAGCTATATAAGTTTGCTGTAAACCAACCATCTGAAGGAACAGTATATATTTTATCAAATTGCGAACCTGTTCCATCATTTAATACTTTTACAGCGGATTTATACGTAGGTCTCACAATTAACTTGCCATTTACAGAAGTAGTCATAGCAGATGGGCGGAGATTAAAAATATAACAATTATTAAAAAATACAGAAAGGAAAATAAAATGAAAACAGGAAACGAATTAGTTGCATACGCAAAAAAACGTCTTGGTACTCCGTATTTTTACGGAGCCAAGATTCCCGATGGTGCTCTGACGGAACGTAAGATGAGCACCATGCATGCTATGTATCCCAAGGTGGTCACCACCTCTTACATAGCCAAGGCAAGGCGAAAGGGACAGGTCGGCAAGGTCAATGTGGACTGCTCTGGACTGATTGGCGGTTACCGACAGCTTAACATAGGCTCATACCAACTCTATCAGACAGCATATACACGTATGCCGATTGCTCAGATTGACAACTTTGCTCCCGGAACGGTCCTGTGGAAGTCTGGCCATGTGGGTGTTTATATTGGTAAAGTAAACGGGGTCCCCATGTGCATCGAAGCCAAGGGCATCAATTACGGCACGGTGCTGACCAAAGTATCCTCTACCAAGTGGGTGTATGGTCTTACTTTCAAGGACATGACATATTCCTATGAGACCAAGGTGCCCGGCACATGGAAGGGGACAAACCATTACACAGAGCCTACCATGACGGTGACAAGTAAGGCACAGGCAAAAAAGAAGAATATCAAGGTATTCCTTTCCTCGGGCGAGGGTGTCAAGTGGATTCAGTGGGAACTTATGGAAGCTGGCTTGCTGGCAGAGGATGATATTGACGGTATCTGCGGTCGTAAAACCGTAGCAGCTATCATTGAATATCAGAAGTCCTGCAAGATTACGGCAGACGGACTGGCGGGTAAGACCACAAGAAAATACCTGGCAGCATAAAAATGAATCCCCCATCGGAGCAGATCCGGCGGGGGATTTTATGTACTACTTTAATTGTTGTTTGCTCAAGCAACCGTCATATAAGGTAACCAAAAGCGTTATAAAAAAATAACATCAATC